TATAAATATCGTATACTTCATGTTAAGGGAAGGAGGCGGAGTAGGAAGCCGCCCCCTTTTGATTACGGTTCTTTTAGTGTTGTTTTCCTACTTTCGGACCACTTGCATCCTGCCAGTAAGTAGTCGGGGGAGAAGCAGTCTCCAAACCGTCACCTACCGCTAGAGCATCCGGCGAAGCAATTCTAAGCGACCCGTCACTTCCGACCCAAAGATAAAATACCTCAGTGGTATAATCATCCGCGTCAGCTGCCGGAGCGCCACCTTCATCCGTAGATGCGCTAGTTCTGTGAAGCATTATGTATCCAGGAGCCGCCCCCGGTCCGCCAAGACAAGCAATATTAGAGAAGTTTGTCTGTCCTTCCCGCTGCTGAATCGGCGGTGAGGTGGTTCTGGACTGTGCATATACAGGAACCGCAAATAATGAAGCGATTAACATTATCGCAATCAGCTTCTTTATCATGTTTACCTCCTGTTATGCGCCACTTGACCCGTAAGTTCCCATCCAGTGTGAATACCCAACTGAGAATCTCATTCTCGCAAGATGCTTAAGGTTAGTGGAATCAAAATCAGTCCCACGCCTTAATGCGCCAAGCTGGACTCTCCAGAAGAACTTAAGCATATGATTGGCTTTTTCAGCTAACAGTGCCCAAGCATCTGCATCAGTCAGATAATGCCATACAAAATACTGCAAATCCTTCTTTTGTAAAGCATTTACTTCGTTGTTTGCAACGTAAGGTTTATACTCCGAACCGATAAGCTCCTCCGCCACATTCCAGTTATCCACTGCAATTATGAGAAGAACAGCCTTTGTCGGACGTTTTAAACCTCTCTCATCCGTAAACTTTTCAATAGCAGTCAAGCCAGCCGTTAAACTTGCCACCGAAAGGTCGGCATCAGTTGTCGGTTTATTGGCTTGAGTTGTATTGTCTAAATTCGGATGAGATGCTGAAAACAACGGCACTCCGTCAAATCCGTTGGTAGTAAAACCGTTGTTGATAACATTCGCTGCCGCAACTTCAACAGTTTCAATACCGCTGCGATTGAGTGCTTGCGGAAGTTTATTGAATGTCTCAGGTGTTCTGAGATTGTCTTCAATAGCTTCTTCGGTAATCTCGTAACCTAAAGCATAGGTTGTATGCGTATAGGTTTTCCTGATACCCGGCTTGATTACGTCATATGTCGCAGCTGACCCTTCAGTCTTGGCTGGCATTGCCGCAAAGCCAGATTCGTAGGAATCAATTTCGGATTGTTTGTCCGAAGGCCCTACGTTGAAAATCTTCCGATACTCCTCGCCCCAGCTTGTAAGTCCATCTTGGTACATGGAATTCAAGTTGGCGTCAAGAGCATCAACAATTGTACTTCTAGATATTGGCATTGTTTACTCCTTTATACACCAGCAGTTCCATCGAACCAATAACTTAGCTGTGGCACAACCAGTAAATCGACATGTTCTGCCCAAGTATTTGAAGGCTCCTCGACTTTACCGATTATTTTAAACTGACCGTCAGTTGTCACAGTACTATTCGCTTCCATCTTGCTTACCGCAGTTGTCGTATCCCCTGCTGTAGCAACGATATCAACACCGTTGAATATATCAGTCGCAGCTAATGCGGTTCCTGAGCTTGCCTGTACTTTGAATACAGAGTCAGGAAGCATTAAAGCAACGTCAGCATATCCAGCGGTTGACGAGGGCAGATACTTGCTTGTTACGGCTGCACCGGGACTTCCTATCGGAATTCCATCAGTGTCATACAGCGCAACAACAGCACCTAATGCCGAATCGTCTTCCCCGGCGTCTGCAACCTCAAGACCTCCGTCTGCTTCCGCGCCAACCATATCGCCTACGAACATGTTCGTATCGTTACTTGCGTCAACCGGAAATTGCCAGACAGGAATCTTGGAGCCATCTAAACGCGCCACGGGAATAAAACCAAACGGGCTGTCTATATTTGGCATTGTTTACTCCTTTTACATTCCCAAATCTTTCTGAGTCTGGATTCCTTTCATAGTCTCATGTATATCTTTGCCTGTCTTGGAATCTCCAGACTTAATCATTCTTTCCACAGCTTCCAATGGCTCATTTGCCTGTTTCTTCTTATGCGATGCTTTTTCATCGAAAAGTTTCTTAGGCATAAAAGCCAATACCGTGTCCCCTCTTCTCAACATGCCATCCGGAGAGATTTCCCTCTCTTTAATGCCAAGTTTAAGAAGATGTTCACGTGTTACGATTTGCCACCCACCTTTTTGAAAGAGAAGGTTACCTGTCTTTATAGACAGATTCTTATGTTCATCTCTTAAAAACCGATAAGCGTAATTCGGGTCTTTTTTGGATAAGTAGAATGGGTCTACCTTTCCATAATAATCCCGTATGACTTCGACTTTGTAGTCGTCTTTCGCCTCGTTTTTTACAGATACGGGCGTATCAACTGTTGGAACTTGTTTTAAGTTAGCCATTACGTCCTCCTTGATTTCTTAGCTTCCAGGGCTTTTACGTAAGCCTCATTTGCTGTATAATTCCTCCCTGTTTTAGGATTAACAGCACGTATATACATTCTTTCCGCTGCCGTCTTCTCGTCCTCAGACAGCGTAAGTTCTTTTTCTTTGGGAGTTCTGGGCGGCGCACCGGAAGAATCAAGATTTAAATCATCCGTTCTATCTATATTCTTGTCCGTAATCCTAAGTATCTGCTTTGCCCTTTTCAAAGCCAAACTCAGTCCTTTAGGATTCGATGCGTAGCCTTCCTTATAAATCTCTGTTGTGGTCTTATATAATTGGTCTTCCGGATTATGGCTAGGATGCGTTTTGCTGAATTCCGGGTATTCTTTAAGGACAGATTCAGCATCCTTAACTCTTGTTTCGTTTTCAGATTCCTTTTTAGTTTCTTTGCCAAGCTCCTGTTTCAGCTCCAACTTCACTTCTTCTTTATCACGCTTCCGTTGATACTGAAATGCGTCTTGGTCAGTAATTTTGCCTGACTTTATTTGAGCCAAAAGAGCTTCATCCGTGTAATACTTCTTTCCGCCTATCTCTATCGTATCATTAACCTTATCCACTAAAGGCTCAGGAGCAGGTTTGGATTCTAATGCCGCTAAACGCGCTTTAGTCTCTTGCAATTCTTTTTCCGCTCTCTCCCTAGCTTCGCGTTCTGTCTCCGTCTCCCATTTCATCTTATCAATCTTTTTCTGCATCCTTTTTCCGTAACGCTCTTTAAGCTCGCCAAGCTCTTTATTCTCTTCTTCAGTCCTATCCTCTTTAGTATTCAGTTCCTTAAAGCGAACATCATCCTGTTCTTCATCCGTAACCTTTTTTGGGTTTTGCGTATTTTCTGTCATTGTTATCTCCTTATTTCTCCATTAACACTAATTCGCCATTAGCAACCATCTTCTTTTCTTCCGGTGTAGTTGCTTTTATCTCCTTATAACCTTCAGCTTTTCTTTCATCTACATTAGACTGCTTAACAAATCGCCTTACTTTAGAAGCCTTGGATTTAGGTATCCATGCTGGCTTCTTCGCCTGTTTCTTTATCTTTTTAGGCATAAATCCTCCTTAACCAAGCAAAAGCGTAGCCTTGGCTACAGCTATTATAGAATCCCCTGCTTGGCATATTGTTGTCATAGCTTCATGCAATGCTACCATCCCAACATCTACCAGATAATCACAAATTACATTTAATACTGGCATCTAGCGCCTCCTTAATTAGTCTTTACTTTTTCTCTCTTTATAGAACCAAGCATACCTTCTGAGCGTATACCCATTTCCCTATTAAGAGACTTTATCGGAGAACCTTTCTCCGTTCTTATCTTGGAAGGTATCAACTTATTTACCTTGCCGAAATTTCCTTTCTTGGTCATTATTATATTTTTTGGCATTTTACCTCCTTTCTATGCTAATAAACTATGCGGAGCACCTTCAACTGTTTTAGGTGCTTCGCTAAATAATGGTAAGCCTTTTTTAATCTTTTCTTTTATCTCTGGTGTGAGTTTAAGAGTAGGTTGAGTCTTGCCAAAAAGCATCTTTCTCCACTCGTTTATTGCCTTTACATCTTCAGGACTAACGCCATCCCCCCACCTACTTTCCCAATCATTATATTCAGCCAATGACCTTCTTGCTTCTCCCGTAGAATCAAATCCAAAATAGTCGTACTTTTTAATAATGTTTTGAATTTTTTCAGTTGCTCTGATTTTTCCTTTAGGAACTACTAAATTAAATGTACTCGCCTTCCCTTTCGTCACCTTCTCCATCGCCTTTGGTATCATGCGGTCGTAGAGGTTCTTTGCCCATTCGCCGCCGACCTTTAAATCTAAGCCAGTATACTCTACTTGAGCTTCTGATTGCTTTCGTATTGTGTCTGCCAAATCTTTACCAACCCACTTTTCTAACTCTGTTTCAGTAACTGGCTGATTGATAACTTCTTGTCCTTCATGAGATACTACATATAAACCAACTTGACCCTTTTTTGCTCCATACATACCACCTTTTGAAGCTACCACCTTCGCTATTCTCTTACTCAAATCATACCTGTCAGCCTGTTGCTCTCCTGTAGTCCAAGCTATAGCGTCGTAGCCTTCTCTGACTGCTACTTCGAGGGCTTTCTTGGTTGCTAGTTCGTGCCAGTTTTTGAGGAGGGGGTGGGAGGGTTTATCAGTTTTAGAAAGCATTTCTCTTGCTTTCTCCATACTAATATTTTCTGTATATGCAAAAGAAGCAACATCTTGTTCACTTGGTTTTGTAGCTTTCTTAATTTCCCTCGCCCAATCACTCTGTGCTTCTTCTATAAAAAGGACTTTCTTGCCATCTACTGTGCGGTCGTTTAGGCGGAGGTGGAAGAGGATGTTGGGTTCGTCGAAGTGGGAGGATTTGAAAGTTGGAGTTCTTTCTATGCTCTCTAATCCTTTATTTATACGATTAAACTCATTAAGTTCGCTCTGTGTCATTTTCCCTTCATCTGCTATATCAAATGGATTTGCTATATTACCCCATTTTGCTCTTATTCGTTCTACAAAATCATCATATTCTTTTCTTAATCTACCCTCTTGTTCTGCATGAGGAACTGACGCCTTCACCACCAATTCTCTATAATTCTCACCGCCTGGGAGTTGGTATTGGGAGAATTTGGTTTCGCCTTCTCCAGTTCTGCCTGCTCGTCTTGCATCAATCTCATAGTCAACATCAATTTTTTCTTGTTCTGTTAATTGACCATAAGGTTTATTGTGCATATATTGAGCAATATCATCTTGGGTAAATGTCTTTGTCCCCTTCCACACCTCCTCAATCTGAGGCATCCTAGACTGTATCATATCAAGCACCTGCTGTTTCGTAACCTTACCGGATATCTTATCTAAGCCTAAAGCCTCAAGTTCTGATTGTGGAACTTTACCTCGAAGCATGCCTGCTATCTGTTCTCCCATAGCCGCTCCGCCCATTTTTTCTTTTAGGATATCTTCAGACTTTGACTTCCAGGGCATAGAAGTATGAACTGTCGGAGGATGTTCTATAACAGGGAAACCCTCTCTCATTATCGGTTGTTCTATAGCAGTAAACTCCTCAGCTATCCGAGGTCTTTCTCGTGTGATATCAAATCCACCTAATTGGAATCTTCCGTCTTTTATCGGGTCTGCATGAACTGTCGGAACTTGCTCAATAACAGGGTCAACATGAACCGGAGGTTTAATATCTCCCGGAGGAGTAGCACCGAACATGTCAGGTTTCGCCTGTTGGATTCTCTGTTGCATAACATCCTTGCTTACACCTGATAAAACATCATCAAGCATAGCGCGTGTCATATCTTGGCTTAATTTCGCTCTTAGCACTTGTTGTAGCATATCCGGATTTGCTAATCCTAATAACGCCTGTATATTTGCCATAAAAAAACCCTTCAATATTTCTATCAAAGGGTCTCGATTTAAGACTACCTTGCTAATTTAGAGTTTTACTGACTTTTCCATCTGGACATTCATATTAGCTATCCCGCCTTCTCTGAAATTCAGTTTAAATGACCTGTTGCCCGTAAACTTTGCCTCTTCTAGGCTTTCAAGCTCATGGCGGATAGCCTCTATGTATTCTTCTGTCTTCGTATCAAGTTTTGCTCTAAAGTTCATCCCAGCTCTTTCTCTATCTTCTTAGGCAAATCAAGTATAGCTTTTACCGCAAAGCACTGCCCGACAAAAAACTCTCTGTTCTTAGTTCTTACTGAATGCAAAGCATCATCTGCGTTAGAATACACTTGCCTCAGCTCCTCCCGGAAGTCCTTCCATTCCGGTGACTGGAACAGCACTTGGAGCCTGCCCAGGTGAGCCTTGTGTTCTTGGTTGTCCACTGGCACCTCCTAAAACCATTCTTTGGGTTATTTCTTTTTTCATTAACTCTACGGTAGCCTGAACATGCTCTAAAAGAGCTTTTCTTACTTCTTCAGGAACTGTAGGGTCTACCAACATTTGATTATGAACTCTTAAGTGATGAACATGGTCTTCGCCTTGTTCGGGCTCTCCTTCATCGCCTTGTAAGAATCTCGCATTTTCTTCTTCCGGTGTCCTTACGCTTACTTTAACCGGAGGAAGGAAATTAGATATGCCCGTCTCATCAAACTTATCTAAGAGCCATGTAGTCGCCTCTCTTAAGGCTCTTAAGCCTTCTTGGGTCTGTGGTGAGAAGAAAGGATTCTGTATTAAGACTCCGTATATCGCCATAGCCTTCTGAGCCTCTGCTTGTTTATTAGCGTTTAGAACGTTCCCAACGAGCTCAAAGTCGGGTATTGCCTTAAGAGCAAAATCACTCATGTTTATAGGTTCAAACTTCCAGGGATTATTCGGGTCTTCCCCGGCAATACGAGTAAACTTATTCGGAGGCATATTGGCTTGGTAGAGTAAAAACCATCTCTTAAATATATCCTTAAGAGTCTTATTCTTACGCTTTATAATCATGTTAAGCCGGACATTCCCCTGTCCTACGATAAACTGAACTTTCTTAGCAGGAGCATCCGGGTCAATGGTAGACTCCATCCCGGCAGTAAATGAACTTATTCCAAAAAGAAGCTGCGAGTTATTCTGAAGCTGGCTCATAGCATAAACTATGCTTTCATCAGGCTGTTGTATTTTTATCATATTAACCGAGCTCGGGTCAGCCGAAGGGAAAAGATAACCGGCTTTTATCTTAATCGGCTCATCCCTCATGTTCCCCGTGGGCTGGAAAAACCCGAAAGGATTATTAGCTTGGACTGTACCAAATACATATTGAGAGAATAATGCGTCATTAGCCCTCTGCGTACCGTCTAACATCTCAGCAACACCTATGCCGCCGCGCCTTCCGTCTCCGTCCGGTAAAAATTCATCCAACCCAAACGGTCTCATCTTTAACGGAAACTTGTTTTTCTTAAGCTCGCATAATGTCTCGGATTTGATTTCTACCGTAGCAATAAACTCATCTTCTAATTCTTTGTATGCCTCTTCATTTTGGTCATCTGTTTTTATAGCGCGTATTCTCAATCTTCCGTAAAACTCTATAAATATCTTTTCTGTCTTACCAAGAGGCCTCTCTTCCCCTTCTCTCGTCAAAGCCGTATTATCCATAGAAGTCGGCACCTCAGTTCCCCATCCGCCTATATCGTCAAACACATTAGGATAATATTCTCCTTCCAGGTCTCTACGGCGGACAGTATTTGCGTTCATTCTCTTAATGCGCATCTCCCAATCCGGCACCTTGTTCCACATAGAGTTCTCCGGAAGAATGTAGTCTTTACGGGAGAATATCTCAAGTTTAGGACCGTTGTAAAGCATCTTAGTTACTTCTCTTTCCTGAGTCAAAGGCTCTCCTGTATCCGAATCTAAAAGCGGTTCACTGGGATTAGCGGGATTCATAAGAGGCTCAATTTTGACCTCTGTACCATATTCCTTCACCCAGTGAACCATATAAGGCGTATCACCATTTTTAGTCGT